ATATGCTCCCATGGGTTGACCCACAGCGTACTTAACAGGAGGAGTCTTAATCCTCTCACTAGGTACAACGTAGGGTCGACCCACGAGGAGTTCCTTCCATGCTTCGGCGAAGTAAGGGCTCCAGATGTGTCCTAATAGAATCTGCTGAACCAAGATCGGCAATCGATCTGTTGCTGCTGAAAGATCATATGAATAAATCATTTGATCCTTCGCAACCCTACCAAGAAGCGCCTTTACAGGCGCCAACTGGTTGTGGGTCCCATCCTCTTCGATGTCCCGAAAGACATCAAAAAGGAAGTCATGCAACGGAAAGAGGGCTACTTGTGTCCAGTAGTCTACTAGGGCGACCACCCGGACCTTACCGGCCGCCTCGTCGATGAAGTGAAGGCGCCCTGAAATGAAGGTTGAACCAACCATCGATTCAGGGAGCGCTACCCTCTCCATGAGATTCCAAAGAGACTTCGTACCCTCAACTTGGTTCAAGTACCAAAGATACATCCACAATGACCCCTCGTCACCGGCGCGAAGCCAGTGAGTTGCGGAAAAAGCGGAGGTACCTAAGGAACTAGTCCCATGTCGGGAGTTTGAAGCCGCCTTGGAGATCCCAAGGGGTTTAGGTAGGAGGTCCTTCGCGGGATCCCTATCCAACAGGCGCTTCCCGATCTTCCGAGAGAGTTGCGGGAGGAAGTACGATCTTACGAAAGTACTCCATCCTTTAACAAACTCAGGAGACAGGGGAACACCCGGTTCGACAATGGTCGACAAGCTTGGCTTCCCCGGAAATGTTACAATCCGGTAAAGACCGAGCAATGACAACCAGAGTCTAATAGTCCCAACATCACCCTTTCGGATGAGGAACCGAGCCCACTTCGGAATAAACCGAGGTAGACCGGCTGCTGAACTAACAGCGACCCCCCCGATCGCGCGTGAGGAACTATCGGACCGGGCCCCAGGGAGGGCCTTCATCAGCATCACGTGAGCGACTTTAAGTCGAAGCACGAGGCCTTTGGATCCCTGATGTCGAAACACGTGAACGCAGTACCGCGCGAAATGCGCGCACTGAATCACTCGGCTTCTTGTCAACTTACCCGTCACCAATCGAGCCACTAATAAAAGTGACTGGAAAAGGTGATGCCAGACTTTTAGATCTGGCCGCCATGTAGAGAGACCTTCAACACTGATTCTGCCTCCTTTGGAGATCCGCAGGATTTGAAAAAGAGTTGACATGGTCTGGTAAAAGGGAAAGAACCCTTTCTCTACGACTTCAGTTTCCTCCCTAGGGAGGGCTGCAGGCGCCCCGTGGCAGGGGATGGTAAGGTTTACCATTGCGGAAAACCTTCCCCTGAGTCTAATCTCAGGAGTTCTCCCCAGGGGAGAACAAGAACTTCAGGTTCAGTTACCGGCAAACAACCGGCTTCCAAAGCTAAAATCCATGAACTCGTCCTATTCAGAACTCCTAAAAAGAGAAACCTGGAAGGTACCGCTGGCTCACCAACTGAGGAGCCCGGTCGGGTGTACGAATCACCTCGACTCTTATTGTAAGTTCCAAGGGGTAAGGTATTACTACCTAGGCCCTGCAGACGGATTTCTATCGTCTGGCACTTTCAATGTTCCCGAAGGAATAGAGAAAATGTGTCCTCTCTCAACAAGAGCGACTAAGAACACTTTATCCTTAATCACCTGCTGTAATCCTCAGCCGGCTTGCCGCCGACCATAGGTGGGGAACCCAAAGAAAATCGGTGCGTCCCTTTCGGCGAACGTCCCTTGCCAGTTAACCTGACAAGGAAACAGACGGCTAATCAAGATGCATACAGCTCAAAATAGAGCCCAACTTTCCCGAGTCCATTCTCTG